CGAGTTGATACGGATTGCTCCTCGATAACGTAAAAGGTTACAGTTTTAGATCCAAAAGTGCCTCAATGCTTGCGCAAAGAGGGAAAAACTATCTAAAGTATAACAATTTGCGTTAGCAAGGCATAGGAAAACCTCAAAAGAGGGTAAGTGCCCACCGTACGGGCACCTATCCGGACGAGTTGATCAATTGATCACCATCCCCGGGAAGGTTTTACTTAATTTCACAAGTTTAACGACATTTAGGTCGTTGCAGGTTTGAAATCTCTGCAGATTAATTAGGCGGCGGTGCACCATAGATCCAGTATGTGGGTACATTCAAGAAGAAATGTAGACCAAAATCTGTTCCTATGGCATGATACGCCTGCACTCTTACACCATTTGGTGTGACACCATCGGTACCACTCAAGCTTAATTCAAGTGTATACATATCCCTTACTGCTCCATCAGTAGTCGTAGGTTCACTCCAATATTTTGGAGATGTACTCTGCATCCTGAACAGATTGTAATTTGGGCATGATACATTGATACCAGCATTTGTGAATTGTGATATAACACTCTGTCCAGAAGCACCCGAAGGGGTGTTATTGAAATAGAATGCAGCACCTGCACTAGACGTGGTTTTAACACCTGTGACTGTGGTTTCACTAACATTGGTATCAACATTGAATCGATTACTCCTATACACTCGAGCCCCACTAATAGGATTAGCAGAGACAACATTGAATGTGTAATGAGTTGATCCTCTATAGGCTACAAAAGCAGGCATAATCCACTGTAAAGGTGTAAGTTGTGAGTAATTAAAACCAAAATTAGTTGATGGTGCTACAAGACCTTTTGCAGAATTAAGACCATTTACATCATAACCAAACTGTGGTGGGATTTTAGCAAAGAGCTTCTTCCAAACAATATAATCATTTGTAGAATCGTCTGCTATGATCGAAGTACTAGATAACGTATAACGTCTGAATAATTGTCTAAACGATTTTACACTCTCACCAAAATTTACAAGATATCTATCCGAGTGAACATTGGGTTCTCCAGTTCCAGCAAGAAAAGATACTGCTTTATCACTTTCTGAGTACTCATCAGATTGCACCGCAAAAGGTGTAGCCTGTGGTAAATCACGAGGATTAGCAAATTCTATATTTTCGGCTCCTCTTACAGTGACCAGAATAGCCACGTTAGAGGTTAAAATAGGAGCTGTAAGAGCCGTTTGCACACGTACTGTGATGTAACCATTATCAAATAGTTTATTACCAGCATATGATGGTGTCAAAGATGTTGACCATGGGATGTTTGCAGCACTATATCCGGTTCCATTATTAAGGAATGAAGTAGCCTGTTGATATGGCACACGAAATTCAACTTCGCTCGATTCACCAAGATCAACAATAGATGTGAAAACAACATTGGATGATACTGAATCAACCAAAATATTTTCTCCACTATAACCAGAAGGATCGTATGATATCCGCAACCTTCCTTTGTGAAAAATTGAGGACATAATCTTAAATTTAAAGATAATATCCCCCCTCCAGTTAAGGAAAGGTGATGACAACCACGCTAATGGAGTCATATACACCTTTGGTATGGGAGCACCATCACTATCATATAATGCAGGTAACACTCGTGAAGAAAATAGGATATCATCTACTGAATTGGTTGTAGACCATGTAGCAGTGCAGAGATAAGATTCTCTTTGAGCTAAATGTGAAATTACCATTTCATCTGTACTCTCAATACCTAGAATAGCTGGATCTATTGATAACTCATTCTTGGGATCAAGTGTCAATTTCTCTACAGGAAAACCTATATCAGTATTAGCCATTTTAGGAAATGGTTCCGGTCTAAATGGGTGAGTATCAGCTATCACAGGAACATTGGTAAAACCAAATAGACTTGCTATAGTAGATACAGCTGAAGCACCGACTCGCGTTGCAGTTGCAAATTTTCCTATAATAGGAATATCTTCAAACCAAGACGCCGCGTTTGCAATAGCAGTAGCTGGAGCAGAAACACACCCGTTACCATATTCATCAGCTTGTAAAGCTAGACCAACAGATGGTCCAGATAATTTAACATCTTCTGCCCATGCATAAATGGCTATAGACACACCAGAACTAGATACACCATTAGCAGATTGCAATGTTGTATAATTCAAGAATGTCAATTGTCCCATATCTGCAAACTCTTGACTGAGTTGGGCATTAATAAAATTACGATGATAGAAAAATGGCAAAGTCATCTCTCCTGCTTCATTACCTTGCGGATAAATCCAAATGTGAGGACGCTGGGAATAAGGTATTAAATACCGAGTACCAGTATCATTCTGAATCGTACTTGGGGTAAGATTGGGAAGAGGTTGATAACCCATATACATACACCCATAATAAAATGGTGATGCATTGATCAAAACTTTGATTTTCAATTTGCACTGAATGAATGAAAAGTTATTTAACTTATATTTCACACGTGTATCATTGAAGAACAATTGCCATGGTGAATATGTGTGAGATGTTCCAACTGCATCACTTTCATTCCAAGTGAAATTGGCTATACGTACGGGTCTTGATAAAAATTTAACTAGATCCATAGCTTCAGTTTGGTCTCCTGCACTGATACCATCATATGGTCGATCAATGCCGGCAGTCATACCTGCAGTAGTGTCTACAAAGCGCACATTTTCGTTAGTAGAAACATTCATACCTGCTTCCGGCATCATAGCATCCATGGTATCTGATTGAATATCACAGGTGCTAAAACAACTTCCACAAGTACAAGCATAATCTACTACTTCCACTCCTTGAGTGTGTGGTCTCTCTACCTGAGAGACATAGGATATGTGATCTAGTTCACATACGCAACTTTGCTCAGTTCCACAGCTGAGCTCCTCAATATTTTGTTGAGCGATAATTTGTTAATTACATAAAGATTATCAGTCTGAATGTAATAGTCTATACTAGACCACAGGATTAAGTTTACTCTTCGCAGTTTATGCCACTGCGCAGACACTCTACGTTTAGTAGAAATTCGTATCTTCAGACCAGATACAGGTCAATTTTTATGGGTTTATTCCCAGGGTGACATTGTGATTTGACCATCATCTCCAACACCCCATTCTCCTTTTTGGAAAGAGTGGTTAAGCTCTTCCCAGGTAGGGAAAGTGGAATGTTCGACATAGATGTCAAGTTCACAATCAGTCACAATCTCTCTAAACATTTGCTTACGCGATTCAAATTCATCACGACCATACATGAAATATTCACGCACAGCTGTGCCAATTACTTGAATAGAATGAGCTTCTGGAGAGATATTGCGTGATTTGGTACATACAGTCAACATCTTAGCAATTGAAGATGGGTCCAATGGTGCTAAATAAGCTTGAGCTTCCGTATCGAAACGCCAACTGCGCTTTAGAAAAGAGCATTCGGAGATATCAATATAGGGTACTGATGCAGCTTCTTTATCAGCCATTGTATACACAATATCTACATCGCGTAGTGTGCTTTGAATATTGGTGTGATTGAACCATGGTGCGTCATCTGATACACTCATGATATTATCATCACCATATGTCATTAAGCAAACATTCTTATCAAATGAAATACATTCCCGTAAAGGATTTAATTCCAGATAACAATAACGCATGTAAATTGAATTGGCCAAGCCATTGACAATAACGGTTAGAGGATGTCCAGAGGGGTTTCCCCCAAAAAACTGGATCAATTCTCCATTAAAATCAACAATTGGATACGCCACATCATACGCTATTCCGCGTACAACTTTGAGTTCGTCGTTACTGTAACCAGCACGTGAGCAAATTCCAAAGATGATGGCAAAAGCCGATAAAATGATCTTAGGTGGCATACGCTTATCAAACTTGCCATAATCACCCGCTACCATTTTAGATACACCATGTTTAGTGATGTGTCTATATAGTTTATCCCATTCACGAGATTGAGGTATGATTCCTGGACCGCATTCAAATAACTCTCTATTATTCTGCATTAGAACAATCACTGAGAGTAAATATTTGCGAACAACCAAAGACCAAGCCATTGCGCTCGAAGTAAAGAGTCGTGTGGCCCCAGATTCAGCTTTAGCAAAAGATACTGCCTCATCCTTAAGATGTCCGCAGAATACAGTGCCATAGCGTTCTCCCCGCAAGTATGTAGATACAATTTCTTCCATAGTATCTTTGATCTCCTGGATAGGTTCCATAAGATCCATATATGCTTCTTCAGCACTTACACCTTCCAACTCTTGGATATAGTGTTTCTTACTGCGCTTGTAGGGACAACCTGCTGAAGATTTGCGATTTAATTTATCACAATATCTTACACCTGCCGCTCCGTTCATGGCCACTTTATCGGTATAAACCATCACCTTAGATACATCAACTTTTCTAATCTTATGTTCAAAAGCTTTAACAGCTAAATCAATAGTATCAGAGTTCATCATAGTAACTGGACGAGTCATATCGTTAAGTGCTTTGATCCAAGGTTTACGGGTCATATCAGGTTTGGTCTTAGTCAATTCATAATCAGTTCGTTCAAGAATAGATTTTTGAATAAATGTGGGACCAACACTGGTTTTACCACGTTGCCGAAATTCACCCACAAAAGATCCTAAGATTTCACCGGAACCATAATTGGCCTTATGTACAACACTTTGTACGTTAAGGTCACCGATGGTGCGAGTGCACGAAGGGGCAGAAATAGGCAGTGATCCTCTTGAGATAAAATTGGGTTCCAATTTATCACAACAATTAATCACATAATCGTGGTTAATACGCATAATACCGACAGCACTATCTTTACCCATAATGTGAGTTCCCAAAATAATGGGACCCGCAGGGGTATCAGACAATAAAATTGATCCACAATTACCATTTTGAGTTGGAACTGAAACATGTCCACGCCAAATAGGTATGTGAATGGATTTTCCATGCACAGTCCAGGCAGCAGAAGATGGTTGTATGTTACTAACCTTTTCCGTCCACTGCTTACCAGATATATCTTTACTCACATATTCTCCATTAATTTTACCTGTATAGGTAGATTTACAAAAATAGTGTGTAAGATTTGTGGCTGGTGGGCGACACATAATGCGTATAAATACCAAATCATGGGAATCATCGCGGTGAATCATCCCAGGAGTGACTAAAATTTGTCTCAAAGAACTGTTAATGTTCAAACTCCCATCATCAACTATATCCAAATAGAATTGATCGACAGGTGGCAGAATATGTGAGTTACACATATAGACATTTCCACGAATATTCACAGCTGTACCTACTCGTGTTACACCATCATGCTTAGTATTAAACATGACAGTTGCTTTCACAATATGCTTTTTCAATAAGGATAAATCCTTACCTTTTGCACATAATGTGTGCTGAGATAAATCATCAACACTGATGCGAAATGGATTCTCATAGGATACAGTAGGTTTCCCATCATCATCTGGTGGGGGAGTCTTACCTATACTAAGAGTAGATCCTTAAATATCTTCCTCAAAAGTGCTGAAGAAATTCCTAATTGCTTTGTATATCAATACACTTGCTGCTAGAGCGAGAGTGAATTTCAAAAGTTGTTTAGGAACTCTAAGATCATGTGTCGTTTTGTAAAATCCATAGGATAAAATGTGTCGAGCTAAGAAACTCTTATTCACACCTATAGCGTAATACATGAACCAATCAGGACCCCAAAGAAATCTAGTAAAAGCATCTACAAAATAAAAGTAGGTTATACAATTATAAAATTTGATCCATAACCAGAGATACACTTGGGTAACATATGGCAAAGTAGACACATAAGTGTTAACATCATACGTGCGATCATTATGGAACCAGCTCATACTATCAGTGTACATTGAACTGACATAAGATGGATTGACATAATTTACTATATCCATAGATTGCACATTCATCTTCTTAGCCTTCCTAGACTTAGGTCGATGATTGATGTAAACAGACTTTTTGGTCTTCTTCTTACGCTTTTCCTTTGATTCCTCTTCCTCAGGAATCTCTTCACAATCACATTCAGTGAATGGATTGGAACAGATAATGCAGTATGCATCAGATTGAGGGAGAGCCCCAAATTCATCACAACTGCACATAGCCTGAGGGGCGTAACAATGGGAACATAATTCAATCTTTTCCATCACGTTTGAACAGGATAATACACGTCTTTGTGTTTCTTCATGAGCCAATAATGTCTCAGAATACCACGTCAAAAACGGTACTATATCTGTAAATTCCATGACTGGAACTAATTTACCTTTCTGTCCCCGTCTCTCGGTGCCACAAGGGGCCACACGGGAGACTTTAATATTCCAGTAGTTAGGGTAATATCCTTCTGTTAATTCAGGAATACTACCGCTATTTAACATTGTACCTCGAGCATATTCACTCTTCGGTGCTATGTCAATAACGTAAGGAAAACGTCGTTGGACTGCCAATGGACACGCAAAATATGCATGTACATTCAATGATTCAGAGTTAGTGGACCCAATTACCAATTTAGCACGCACAGGTGTCCGTCCTTTATCTTGGAGTTCTGCTTGAGCTGGTACATATGGTACATTATTGACCACACATAACATCTCTGCTAGAGAGGGATCCATAACACCTAAATTGGGTGATTGGAAAGCGATGTCATCCATCTGAATACACCATTGTGTAGAATTGAAATTAGACCAAAATTCCTCAGTGGGATTTCTAGTATACTTATATTCTGCACTAGTATTCAAGCCCAATACTTTACCATACTGTAGAAACAATAGGTTTGTAAAGGTACTTTTACCAACACTGGAACCACCATAAACTAACACCGAAAATGGTGCTGCACGCTCTTGTTGAGCTGCTCGTTTCGTGACTTCCATGGCATGTATTAATTCTAAATTACATAGTAATTTTGAAATAAGTGCCTTTTCAGTTGGACGACTAGCAAATTTCTTTATGCTTTTCCCCTGTTCAATGCTATCTTTCAAATCAGCTAAATACTGAAAACGATCGATATTATGAACAGTAGGATTGCTCAGAAAAGTGCTTTGGCGATGTAATAATTCTGCCTTATCATACCATACTTGGTATTGTAATTCACTATGGAAAAGTGGTGACATAGAACCAGTCTTAATACACTGATACCCACGCTCGCATAAAAATGCAATCGTATCTAGGGTACAATGTATGAAGTCTGGTCCCATATGGAACTTCTTCTTAATTCCCTCCTTGGCTATTTCATCGAACTTAAAAAGATCCAATGACAAGCCTATTTTGGAAAATAGAGATAAAGACAAGGCATACATGCCAAATTTGTAAAATTTTTCAAAAGCTGGTGAGCTCTTGATGGTATCATACATACCAAGAAATGATTTAAAGTCGGCAAATTCAATCCCTTGAACATGTAAATCTTCTGTGGGATTTTGACGATTATAAAAATCAAAGGCGGAGCGTAATGTTGCTGCTAACAGAACATTATTATCCATTTTTGTACCACGAAATTTGGCAAAAGTTGCTACTGCAACATACTTGTCCATAAGGGTTCGGGCACGGAGTATTAAGTACATACCAAGTACAAAATCTTCCACGAGCTGAATCAAACCATCAGCTTCGAGGGGAGTGTTAATATACTTTCCGATGAGAGAATCATGTGTAAAAGTATAACTATTCCACATGTTATCATGGTAAATCCATGTTTGAAGATCGGAATCACCCAAATGAATGGGCGTAAATTCGATATTGCATGCAATATCTTTGCGAACTTGTCGCTGCACTAAAGTGCGCTTAATTGGCGATTTAGCTAGTAAATCATTTTCAAGAATGGTGAGAGCGTTATTAAAAAAGTTGGTCATCGTTATTAAAATTGGTTGTAGCTGATTCGTTTAATGCGAGTTTTTCTTCCGGCAGGAATATCCACTTCAGAGTAGTGGAACTCAATCTAAGACTTAACTTTGATTTGGTAATAAATAAAGTGTCCATGCCAGGCACTCACTTAATCATATAGTCCTCGACTGCAACTGCAGCTGTAACTATACATGTGGTATGATAAACGTTGTCCATGATAGAACGAAGAGGTTTAAATTTCCTACAATTATTAAGATCATGACCAGATAAATCTATTCTGGCATTTATTCTTTAAATATGTTTGAAAATGATATTTAGTGGTATATCATTTACCATGAAGTTTCAGGTTCTTGTGTTTCTGAAATAATATAACA